GGCATCATAGAAGTGGTGGAGTAGTATTACACACACCTTTGTGGTTATTGTTGGGTATAGATGTTAGAGGTGAGTATTGGCAAATAGGGTACGCTGCTGCTAAATTACCTAATCCAATTAAGCTGTTTATGGATTTAGCACCATATCGGCTTGACAAAGTGGCAATTAGTAGATATCGAGATATACCAAAGAATACAGAAGATGTATTTAAATTTTATTCATGGAGCAGATTATACAAAAAAGTAAGTAGTCATGGGAATTAGAGCATTTAGAAACAAAAAGGTTCAGCCTATACTAAAGGCTATGGCAGGTATTAAGGCTAGACCAGGTCTTATGAAAGAGCCCCTCCAAACTCAAGCACGCCAGTTGCAGAAAAAAGAAGCTCCTGCTCCTGCTCCTGCGGCACCAGAACCTAAAGCACCAACTATTGGTGGTTATACACCGTTAGCAGGACATACAACTGACGCAGTCACAGCGTATAAAAGAAAAGCAAAAACCAGGAAACCTATTCAAGTTAAAGCAAGAGTAGGAAGACAGGTTATGCCTGTTACCCTTGGGAAGGGTTTAAACTAATTTATTATGGGAAGAAAAAAACCAAAAGCACCAGAACCTCCACCTCCGCCGCCTGCACCAGCACCGCCGCCAACTCCGATCGCAGCAAGACCTATTAAACAGGCATCTGCGAAAACACAGGTACGTAGCCCACAACAAGTGGCTAGAATGCTTTTTAAAGACAAAAAAAGAACAAGGGCGTTATTTTCTGGCTTAGGTAAAGGCTTATTTTAATGCATAAACTATTACAAAGATATGAAGAGCTAAAGCTCTTACGGTCTAATTTAGATCACATGTTTGAGGACTCACAAAGATATGTGCGTCCAAACTCAAACAAGTTTGATCATGGGCACACTCCTACGCAGGTAGATGGATCACAGGAAATTTACGACGACACAGCTGTGTGGTGTAATCAAATGTTTGCCAACGGTCTTTCCTCCAATATGATACCTAAGTCAGACAGATGGATGTATCTTAAGGTAAAGGATGTGCCTACAGGGCAACTTTCCGAAGAAGAGCTTATTTACTTGCAGAATGTGGCTGACAGAGTGTTGCACGAGCTATCAATCCCTCAATCACAGTTTTACGCTACTAGTCACGAATGTTTCTTAGATATAGGTGCTTATGGTACTGCACCAGTACAGGTTTCATACATTAATGGGGTTGTTACCTTTAAAGCTAGACCACTAGCTGATGTGTTCTTTGATACAGATGATAATGGGGTAATTGACACTGTTTACTATAGATGTTACAAGACAGCTAGACAATTGTTGCAGACATTCCCAGACATCGAAAGACTAGATGGTTTTGATGGTACAAAAGGTGTGCACGACAAATATGAGTTAGTATACACTATTGAGCCTAGTGAAAACGGCAAGAAAGGTGGTAGAGTAGGTAGTGAGAGACCTTACACAGTTACTTATTGGTCTCCTGCATTTAAAGAGCCAATTAAAGTAGATGGTTCATCATATATGACTTTCTTAGTACCACGTTGGGCTAAACTTGCAGATGAAGTTTACGGACGTGGACCAGCATTCACATGCTTGTCTCAAATACGTGTACTAAACAAGATGGTAAAAGAAGCTTTGACTTCTGCTGAGTATTTAAACTTTCCTACGCTTACAGCTGAGGAAGACAGTATCATGCTTCCGATGAAGTATGGCTCTAGACAAGTTATGTTTCACGAGCCAGGTAGTGAAAAGCCATCACCAATTTTAGCAGGTAATCAACCACAATACATAATGGAGATGATCCGTATGTATCGTGAAACTATTAATCGTTCATTCTTTGTGGATCAAATTATTAGACAAGAGAAGAAAGAACGTCAGTCCGTTATAGAAATACAAGACAGCAGAGGTCAGATGTTAAATCAACTAGCCCCACTGCTTAACAGACTAGAGTCTGAGTATTTAGGACCTGCTATTAATATTACATACAGTTTATTAGAAAGAAATAAACAACTACCTCCTGCACCAGAATCTCTAAATGGTGCGAGACTGGAGGTAACATACACAAGCCCAAGTGCACAAGCACAGTACGCTACACGACTAAGTGACATTAGTGCGTTTATGCAAGACCTAGCTCCTCTAGCCCAAGTTAAACCAGAAGTGTTGGAAGCGATCAACGAACGAGAGTTATTTGAAAGCTACGCAAAATATAGAAATATATCACCTACAGTAATAAAATCACAGGAAGAGTTAGACCAACAACGTGAGGCTCAAGCCCAACAACAGCAAGAACAACAAGCTATACAAGCTGCACCACAAATAGGTGGAGCTATGAAAGATGTTGCTCAAGCTAAGCAGGCTGATCCAGAAGGTATTGGTGGCTTACTAAATATATAATGTCAGTACTAAACAGCCTACAAAGACTTAGACAAAAAGCTAAGTTGAAAGACGACCTTGTCACTATATTAGAGACTCCAGCAGGTAAGAGATTCTTTGAAGTCTTGCTAAAAGAGTGTCATGTTACAAAGCCTGTCTTTCATTCAGACACAAACAAACTCCGAGAATGTGAAGGTAGACGTAGGTTTGCTATGAGCCTTTTATCGCTATTGGGTCAAGACGATCCACAGCAATTAATCACAAAATTAGAATTAGAGAATAAAGATGTCTGAAGAAGAAAACACAACAACCTTGGGTGGAGGACTTGAATCCGCACCACAAGAAACACAACAAGCTGCACCAACACAAGGAATAGATTTTGCTAGTCCTGATGTGTATAAACAGTTTGTTAGTTCATTGCCAGAGAATTTACAGTCTGTGCAATCAATTCAAAGCACAGAGAACTTCCAAGCACTAGCTGACCAAATGGTTAATGCTCAAAGTGCGTTAGGAAAGAAACGACTAGAGGCACCCCAACAGGATTGGACACAAGAACAGTGGGATGGCTACTATGAGTCGATACGACCAGAGGGTGGTGAGTATGAGATACCAGACTCTGTAAGTCTACCAGAGGGTTATGATCCAGAGAGCGTACCGCAGTTTGAGGATGACACTATGCAAGAGATTGTGGACTTAGCAGGTACTATGGGGCTGTCACAACAACAGTTCGATCAGTTATATGGAGCGTACAGTACAATGATTATGGACGCAGATAAAATCAGTACGCAAGAGCAAACTGAAACCTTAAATAAATACAACATGGATCTTCGTGGAGAGTGGGGTCAATTGTATGATAAGAACGTCGAAGCCTCAAACCAAGCGTATGAGGCTATTGCTACTGACATACCTGAAATCAGGGAGTTAGTTGAAGCAAATCCATATGTTGCAAATCACCCAGGTGTTTTAAAACTATTTAACAAAATCGCAGAAATATCAGGAGATTCTTTACCTGTAGTGAATAACACAGATCCAACATCTGGATTTGGGAATGAGAATGTGCATTCACTTAGAGCACAATTACAGGATATAGATACAAACAATAAAGACCTGTTGTTAACGAATCCAGCGTCATTGCCGCTTGATAAGCGATCAGAACGTGACGCAATCTTAGCAAAAAGAGAACAATTATTTGCTAAACTGTACTCTTAGTCGTAAACAGACTTGACATTATCTACAAAGTAGGCTATTCGATGTGTATTGGGTAGCCTATTTTTTAGGTCCAATTAACAGCTTTGGAAAGCCGCTGGTATCGTAAAACTAGATGAGTCCGAAAGGGTAGCTTATTGAAAACAAACTATTCATTCTAAATTCTAATTATTATATAAAATCATGGCAAATGTAGGTTATCAAGGATATTCGTACGGTGCTAATAACCCTAATGGTAATACATCAACAACTGGTGCATACCCTGGGGGAGCAGCTGCGGATAACCAAATAGAAAAAGCATACGTTGAAGCTTTCAAAGCTGGTTTCGAACAAGCATTCCAGCAAACAGAATCGAAACTTCAACCGTATTTCGAACAAGAATCCCAAAACGAAGAGTATCAATACTTCGATAGAATCGGTGCAGCCGAAGATATGGAGGAGAATACAACTCGTTTTGGAGACAATCCAAACTCTGAGATCGCACACGACAGACGTCGTATCGGTCTTGTAGACTACGAGTTAGGTAAATATGTTGATGAGAAAGATCTCAAACGAGTTCTTACTGATCCAATGAACGCTTACACACAAGCTTTATTAGCTTCTGGTAAACGTAAAATTGATGACATTATTATCGACTCCTTATACGGAACTGCTTACACAGGTAAGTCAGGAGGAACATCAGTTACATTCTCACGTGCTGCAACAGCCGAGGGAAATGCTGACATCGCAGTTGGTACCATCTCTAAAGGTATCACAAACCCAGTTACAACAGTTGGAGATTACACTCTAGTCGCAGGCGACACAGAAGGTTTCTCAGTTGGAGCTGATTATGGTGGTGCGAACACTGGTCTCACTCTTGCCAAACTTAAAGCAGCTCGCCAAACAATGTTACGTTTGGAAGCAATCAGTCAAGACGACGTTGTTAATGTGTTCTGTACACATACACAACTTATGGATCTACTAGGGATTGATGAAATTATTAACTCAGACTATGCAGTACGTAAAGCACTAGCAGAAGGATCGGTTACTACATTCATGGGATTCCGTTTCATCCATACTGAGCGTCTACAGATGTCAACTGGTGCAGCAGCTGATGAGCGTCGTGTTATCGTCGCAACTCCTAAGGCACTTAAGTTCTCAACTGGTACATCTCTTAAGGGAGACGTATGGAGAGTTCCTTCTAAGAAGAACATTCCTTACATCTACTTCAAGATGTGTGCAGGTGCTTCACGTATGTGGGGTGAGGTTGCAGGAGAAATCCGTTGTAAAGAGTAATTATCTTATCGAGTTACCTCCTAGCTTATATGCTAGGGGGTACTCCCTTTTTAAATAATGGCTACACCCACTACTTTTACATTATATGATATCTTAAACAGCGGTTTAAGAAAGATAGGCAGTCCTGAGGTTGCTTCTGATGATACTACTAGTATCTCATATACCACAGCTTATGGTGCATTAAAAGATGCCCAATTTTCTATTTTTGGAACCAATGTGTTTCAATACAACACACGAACAGTATTGATGACTGGTAATGATGTTAATGCTTCTGATTACAACACTACACAAAGTCCACCATACTATGGGTCTTCAGCCGCTTATGGACACACGGATGAGAAACAGAGTCCAGTCCCCTCGGTTTTGACATACATGTATAATCTGCCGTCGGATTTTAACATGCTTATTAATTTAAGAACTAAAGACGGATTGTATAGCTTACCTTACCAATTTTCAGGTCACTCTATGGGGGACGCTGATTACACTTCAGGAGATCATGACGAAAACGTGGAAAACGAGTCATCAATCCCTAGACTATTTACAGATCACTCAGAAGCACAATTAACATATTCATTTGTACCCAATTTATTGGGACTTGGTGTTGGCAACAGTCATCACACAGCAGCTGACCAAGTAAAAAGAATGCCAGAGTTTTTGTATGATGTTGTTACTACATATATTGCCCAAGCGATTTGTGTACAACTGACAGGCTCAGAACAGCGAGCAGATGCTTTATATGAACGCTATTTAAAAGCGTTAAGCAGAGCGAGAATACTAGAAGGGCGTTCTAGTCCAGTACAGGATTTTATAGGTGATAGTAGTTCACGGTTGTTAGATTCTCACAGAAGGTATGGCAAGATATAAATCAGTAGTATCTAACTTCTCTGGGGGTCTTGTAAGCCCAAACTTAGTAGGTCGTGTAGATATTGAGAGAACAAAGTCGTCTCTTACTGAGATGACAAACTTTTTCCCTGATTTACAAGGACCGATGTCATACAGACCTGGCTTTGTAGTCAATCAGAAATGGAGACCACCAGAGAATTCTGTTTCCGTTAACATATTGTTAGCAACAAACAGGTCATACCAATGTATTTTCTTTCCTGAGGGTTTACATATCATTCGTAGTGATGGAGCAATTATGACATCGTTTGTTGATGCGAACAATGACGTGATTCTCAACCCTATTTCCACACCTTATGGAGCAGGTGCTTTAAAAGATTTACGATTTAGTGCGGAAACAGATGTTTTGTATGTGACACATGGAACATATAAACCAAGAAGATTGTTTCCTGGGTTAACCTTTAACAGTGCACAACTCAGATCAACTGAGGGTAATTCTGTGTACAACAACCTGCAATCACAAGAAGTGGATGCAGATGGTAATCCAACAGGAAACTTAAATTTGTACGCAGAAGTTGAAGTTACAGGTGATGATGTTTGGACTTTTGAGGAAATTAGTTTTGATAGAGAGCCGTTCTTAGATCTTGATGAGTCTGGTGACAGATTAACAGCATCTAGCATACAGAGAATTACTAAGCTTGAATCTAGTTTTTCATCAGACTTTGACGAAATAGCAAATTCCGCAAACCCAACTGATTACTATGTTGAGTATGAAGTAGATAACGTATGGCTTTTAGGTAAGGTTATCACACAATCCGCAAACTACCCAGAAGTTGGACTACCCAATGCAGGTGATGGTTTTATATATGTAGAGCCTGTAGACTCAGTTGTTGATATTGAAGACAAAGAAGCCAGACTTTATTTGGTAGATAACAATGGCGACACAAGTGGGAGCACTAGCGATCAAGATGTTTTAAAGAGGTTTGGAGTGCCAGTTGGTGATATTGTTGTTCGCTCTGATGTTAGAATTTTTTCCAACAACCAAGCAGGTGCTTGGATAAGAGTTGCTGACGATAGGAGAGCCCTTGATCTGCCTTTACAGAATGACAGGAGTAGGACTAGGTGGCAGAAAATTAAACAACACAATGGTGTTAAAAGGCACGCTGTTGACTATATAAGAGGACAAGCTACATTAAATGAAGCAAATTATAATGCTGGAGATGTATATAAGTTTTTACGTTTGGGTGGTGCTGATATTGATGTAAAGCATATAAATGACGCTGGTAACGCACATATTGTTGCTGGTGTCTTGCCAAGTGGTTTAGCTGGCTCTACTGGTACATTTACAATGTACACGGCATTCCACAACAATGGGGGAAATACTGATAGAGTAGCTGCAGCTGCCGATGACACAAACATTGTCGCTAACTTAACAACTACAATTGAAGTTGACGAAGTAGAGTGTGATTCAACTGCAGACGTGGTAGAAGAGCACACAACAAACCACACAGCTGGAAGACTTATTTCAACTACAGGTAGTTTAACTGTTACAGTGGTAGCCAATGAGATTACAATTAACTCAACAGGTAACACATTTAACACAACAGACGTAGACAGGCATTTGTTAGGTACACTAACAGAGAACCATGTGTACTTTAAGATTAAGAGATTTGTTTCAGCTACGCATGTTGTAGCAGAGTTGTTATCACCATTCCCTAAGAACCCTGTAACAAACACACTTCAAGACAGTGGTAGAATAGATTCCTTTAGGTTGGGTGCTTGGTATACAGACAACTACCCACGGACAGTTGCAAAATATGAGCAACGTAGGGTTTACGGAGGTACGTACAAACAACCTAATTATGTGTTCTTTAGTAAAGTAGGGGAGGAATTAGATTTTAGTCCAGTTGAGCCTAATAAACAAGTTTTAGACACAAATGGTATTTCATACCCTTTATCTAATATAAACTCATCCATTAGGTGGATAAAGAGTGGTACTCAGCTTATCATAGGTACAACAGGTGGTATTTTTAGATTACTTCCAAATCAGTTTGCTGCGTCAGTCAGCCCAACATCAGTCAGAATTGAGATGACAGACGATGAGGGTTGTGACAGAGATGGGATATTAGTTGGTTCTTCTGTATTCTTTCCTGATCAATCTAACTCTAGGTTGATGGAGTACAACTACGAAGGGGCAAATGGTAATTTTACAAATGATGTATCTAAGCTTTTATACCCAATATTCGTTGATGACAGTATAAAAACAGTTGCTTACCAACACACACCGCAACCTAGACTTTGGTTATTAACAGAGCAACATAGAGTGTATGTACTTACTTACTACAAAGCTGAAAACTTCTATGCTTGGTCAAAAGTTGAGATTGATGGTGACATACAAGACATATGTGTTATGCGTGAAGGCTCTGTAAATGATATTGATCAGGTGTGGATAACAGTAAAAACAGAATCAGGTCTTACACATCAATACTTAGATTTTTCACTAAACTGCTATCTAGATAGAGCCACTGTTGGATTTGCTACAAGTTCTTTTGGTAACCCTGGAAGTGGAGCTCCTATGTTCTTTACTAGCCTCAGTACTCAGTTAATAAGATCTGATTCCGCAGCAACCACAGTGGGGACTACAACCTTAACAGAGACTGGAGCTAACTGGGTTGTTGATCAGTATGTGACTTACGCCGTAACGTTCGCTACTCCAGAGCATCCATTATATGGACAGCATTTTGACATTGTTTCAAATACAGCTGACACACTTACAGTAACTGGTGATATGTCGGCTGCTTCAGATGGGGACTATTACAGGCTAATAGACTATAAACGAGAATCCTTAACAGATTTACATAGTCAAGGTGATGAGCTTGATTTAGTAGTTAATGATGTGTATATAGGCACTAAGACTATAACTACAACTATGGGAAATACTTTTGCTGTAAGTGTAAATGAGAGTGAGCTTATAGAAAAAGGTGCGATGAATGATACTACTCCAGGACAGATTTTAAATTATTGTTTAGGTAAGAAGTATACAGCTAAAGCAAAACCAATGAACCCAAGTTATGATATTTCTAATGGAAACGTGTTTGGAACAGAAGAGTCTCGTGTAGTTACCGCTAAAGCTTTAATAGCGTCTGGGCTTACGTACGAGATAGGTGTTGGCGATAGTTTCCAAAAAGTAGCTTTAAAAACTTTGACAGCTTACGACAAAGAACCATACTCAGGTTTTGACAAAGAAAAGCCTTTACCTAACTCAATGTATGGAGAAGATAAGATACCTCAAATAAGGCACAGTGAACCTTATCCGTTAACAATTTCAGCACTAATAACTAAGTCAGACATACACGTATAAACCATGGGAGTAGCATTAGCAGTAGTAGGAGCAGTAACAAGTTATCAAGCTCAAAGAGACCAAGCCAAGGCTATGGAGTATCAAGCTCAAGCCGCTAGGCAGCAGGCTGAGTACAATGCTACTGTACAACAACAAAATGCATTATCAGAGGAGCAAGTTGCTAATTTCCGAGCGTTAGGTGAGGAGAGGAAGAAGACTGATGCTTTGATTGCATTAGAAAGAACGTTAGAAACTTCTAAAAGAAAAGACTTGTATTCATTGGGTAAACTAAAGAACCAAGGTGCTTACATGGGTGCTGATTTTGACTTTGTTTTAGAGAGCGGTATGCAAGACATGTTCTCTCAAGAGGTGGAGACATATGTGGAAGCATCAAGAGCAGGGGCACAATACACTGCACAAGCAGATGAGTTTCGACGTCAAGGTGCAGCTGCACTTAGTGCTGGCTTTACTAAAGCAGACATGACTATTATGGCTGGCAATAACAGGGCTAATGATTTAGAAAATGCTGCGTCTACAACACGAACAAACGCATTAGGAAATTTAGCGTCAGGCTTAGCAGAAGCTTCACAGATGGAAAATTAATTTATGGATATTAGAGTACAAGCAACAAAACAGTCAGAAGCATCGTTAGAGTCATTTGGGTCTTATAGTGCTCAAATAAGCACTCCATCTACCGTGGGTCAAAGTCTGACAAACGTTGGAAAGACGCTTAACTCAATAAAGCAAAAGAAACAAAAAGAGTCCGACTTGTTGACATCTGATAGATTGTTTTCTGATTGGAGTGCTGATTTCACAATAGCAGTTAACAAGTTAAAATCTAAAGACATAAACGAAGTTAAACAAGGTCAAGAAGAGGCTGCAGCACTTGATCCAGATTCATTAGATTTTGAAGCATATGGTTCATCTAAAAACTTAGCACCACTGTATGATGAAAATAGTTTTGCAAAGTACAAAAACAGAGCAAGACAACTCTGGGAAGTTGAGAATGCGTTAGCTGGAAGTAGAGAGGCTGACAGACACAGGGCTACAGGTATTAAAAACAATGTAAATGCATACTCCCAAACATTTTCTGACAACCTTGACATGAGTAGGGGATATGATACTGACCTTTTAAAGAGTCAGATAGATTATTTCAGTAGTGAGAGATTTCAAGCCACAGTAGAAGCTGGAGGTGAGGGTCTTGCATCAAGCATTTATCAGGGGCACACTGAGCCTTTGATAGCGGCTTTAAAACACCAACTTAACTCAGCAATGACTCCACAAGAGTATGAAGATGCACTAGAGGTACTTGAATATGCGAATGAAAGTATCCCTGCTGAGATGTACAAAGATGAGCTTACAGACACCCTAGGGGCTACTGTAAGAGCCGCAGAGAAGAGGGTAAATGACCCTAATAGTATTGCTGGTTTACTCAAAGTACAGGCAAACGATATAAGTAATAAGGCAGCCTCTTTGGTGGATGTTAACTCTGTTGTAGGTATGAGCCACAGTGCAGAAGACTTACTTGGTCAGTTAGATGCAACTATAGAAACATATGGTCATGTACTAAAAGAGGGTTCCTCAGAAGACTTAAAGATTAAAGCTGACAGAGAGTACCTAGGGCTATACCGCATGAATGATGAAGGAACATCATTATTTTACGCATCTGCTGCTGCTGTGTTGAGTAATCAAGATCCACAATTTAACCTTACATTACAAAACTTACCCAACAACTATAAAAGTAGGTTTAAGAATCACGTAAATAACTTTGTAAAAAAATTTAAAACATCTTTGGAAAATGGTGACCCTCAAGCATTTGCTATGATAGACCCAGAATACGCAATTGCGTATGAAGCGTATAAAAGAGGTGATGGGAGTGTAACAGCTTCACAACTCAGAGCAAAGTACAACGAAGCGAGGGAAATTGCACAAGCATTACCCAATTTAACTATACCTGAGTTCTTTGCAAACAACTCAATTACTGAGAAGTTCCCAGAATCTACCGATATTATTGGAAGAAGAAACTATATTACAGAGATGGTTACCAACAACGATGTCACAGGGCTTCATGCAGCATCTAGAAAAGTGGGTATCTCAGGGGAAGAGGAGTTGATGTTACGCTATGCAGCCTTTCAGGTTTCTTCTGGAGTTAGTCAAAGTGAGGTAGAGCGAGGTGCTCAGTGGTGGGCAACTACTTTTTCAGACTCAAAACTTGAAAATACGAAACTAGTTAACAACCTAGTTGAAGAACTTAAATCAGACCCAGAGGCTTATGAATCTGAGATGTTTAATATGTATCGTGTCTATCAAGTTTCAGGTGATTCTACAATGGCAAGTGCTTATCTAAAAGGGTTTAAACAACTTCTCGATGAAGCGTATGTTCAAAATCCAGGAGGTAGTTCAAAAAAGATCATAGCATATACAAGAGATCTTGAGAAAAAATACTTGACTAGACAAGGCGTGTACAGAAGTGCTAACGGCAGAGATACTTTCATACCTTCTTCACTAAACGAGCATATTGACCCTAATATGAACCAAGGCTTGCTTGCAGGACCAACTCAGTTAATTAAGGACAAACTGTCTTCGGATAATGGAGTTCGTGCTGTTGAGGCAGGTGTTTTTGTTGAGGTGGCGAAACAAATGGAAGCAGTAATACCTAGAGCTATTGAACAAGCTATTTTAAAATCACCACAACTCGTCAGAGAGTTGATGCCTGACTTGTATGAT